CAACAAAAGGCTTTACAAATTGTCAAATGAATGTTAAACTATCGGTTTAAAATAAACCAAGGAGGTAAGAGTAAATGGCAACAACATATAGAAAAGAAGGAGTGCTAGAAGGTATAGCATCTTGGGCAAGTATTAGAACACCTAATACAAACTTTCAAGAACATTACTATACTATTGATTTAGCTATTAGTCCTAAAGAAGCAGAAGACTTTGCTTCAAGAGGAATTAAAATAAAAACTAAAGACTCAAAGGGTAATGACTTAGAAGGTCCTACTATTGTTATAAAAAGAAATGTAACCAATAGAGCTGATGGTACTGCTAATGATATTCCTATTTTAATAGATGAGAAAAAACAACCAACAGATGTTAAAGTTGGTAATGGCTCTAAAGTAAAAGTACACTATGAAGAGATCAAAGGAGTTGGTGATAAAACTAAAAATCCTTATCACATACTAGATCTTAAGGCTGTTATGATTCTTAATTTAGTAGAGCTTGAAGCAACTTCACAAGCTGATGGTAGTGTATTCTTTGAGGATGGAGATTTTTAATATGATTGTATCTATAAAAAATAAAGATAGTGAAGTTATTGATTATGATATTAATAAAATTGATGACAAATCTATTAAACTAAATGCTAGTGTAGGTATCCAGAAGGTAGGAACACT